CCATTTGTTACAAGTGGGTTAGCGTTTGTAAACGCTAATGATGGACATGCATAAAATGTAGATACCCCCCATGGATTACCACCTAACGCTGCGTTTCCTTGATTAGCTAAAAGAGGATTATTTTTATAACCAGCCACAGCGGCTACACCATTTTGCCAACTTGTAATACCTGTCATTGTTGCAGTGGTATTGGCACCAGCTACTGCCCCAACGTTACTACCTGTCATTAATGTTATGTTACTACCTATAACACAGCTATTAGCTATTGTAGGTGTGTTATTAGGTCCACCTGTATCGGGCCAAGTCCCATCTTGTATTTGTAAACAAGGTAAAAGCACAAACTGAGTTAGTGCACCAAACATTGCCCCTGTATAACAGCTTAATTGAATATCATAAACCACATAAGGATCATCACAAATAACAGCTGTGACAGGTTTTCCATTTGTAGCTGTGCCGGCTATCCAATATTCTTGAGATACCCAAGTGCCGTTAGGAGTATAGTATTCACATCCTTGGAAAACACCTACTATAGGTTGTCCCGCTACTGCGTTTTGACCAATAACAGTAGTTGGAACACCTCCTGCTGCTGAAGTAACACTTGGATTATATAACATAATCTCAGATTGTTTACCTTGATAACCGTTGGCAACAACGCCATATTGACCATTTTGTGGTACGTATATTACAGGATCACCCTTATTTAAACTAAAGCTATTTCCAGATATAGTATAGTTACTGTTTATTTTAATGTCATCAACACCACTGATTAAATGACCATATGTTCTTAAGCCAAACGGGCTATTTATGCCGTACGCCATATTTTTTTTACCATAAGTATAATTGTTAAGAAATTTTGTAAATTATCTATTAAAGGTTAGATTTACCCATGAAGTTTTTAGCTTCCCGTATTGTAACGGCATTTAGCTTTTTGCAGAGGAAAAGCTTAACTCAAAGACACCCTTATAGTTGTGGTAAAACTTTAATCTTTTACAGATTATCAAATATAATTAATAATGTCAATACATTATTAATTTAAAGAAAATATCGCTACTGATACACCTTCTGGAATATCTTCTAAAATCTCACCTGACGCATCAGACAATACAATAACAACCGATCCCTGTTGTCTAACAACATCATAACCTATTCTTGTTTGTAATGGTGGAGTACTATTATTGTTTGAACAAGTAATAAACACAACATAGTTTTCATTCCCCATTTGGTTTGTGAAACTTATTGTATATTGGTTATTACTATTATCATATGTAACACCCGATACATTAAAACCTGATGTTAAATTTATTAACCCGGAAGTATTGGTAAACCTGCACCAAGCCTTAGCAACATTAGGTGAGTTAAAACTACCCTCAACCGATAAATTATTAACGGTTAAATTACCTAATATATCAATTATCGCACTGTTTAAATTAATAACTGACGCACTTCCATTTGAAGTAATGTTGAGTACTCCATTTTCATCGATATTTGAAATCAAATCATTAGCAATAATAATATTTCCTATTATTGCCTGTACTACAGAAATATTATCACTAAGATCAATAATAGGATCTCCAGTTGCTCCGTTTGGGTTTGCTATAACAATATTTGTACCATTGTTAAGTGAAACAACCCCCCATGGTAAATCGTTAACTTGATTTATTACAACAAGACCTGGGATATAATTACCTAATGCTTGTATTGTTGAAACAATAGTTGGCAATGAAATATCAACTGCACCACCAGGAGGGGTGATTTGACCATTTGATACAACAATAGAATCATCATCACTTGTGATATCTAAATTAGAAATACCATTTACCCCACCACCAAAAGGTATTATTCGCCAAAGTCCGTTAGGATTACTGTTACCATATAGGTAAATTGTTATAATTTGCCCTGCGTTTATTGTGAGTAATGTTGTTACCGTATCATTTAGAACAACATTGAACGCATTTAAACCAACATTATTAAACGTTATTGAAAACCCAGGGCTAGTTAATGTACTATTAGGTAAAAAAACATTTAAATTAATAACAGTTGCTGACACATCAATCATATCAGTAACTATCACATTGTTAACATTTGAAGAATAGGGGTAATCTAATTGAACATTTGTTGTCAATGTCAATTCCTGACAAGTTCCTGATGGTGGGTAAAATGCCATTATCTAACTGTACCTATTGTGTGGTTTTTTGGATCACGATAATTATAAGCAGGGTGAGTAGCGACCCTATCCCAAGCCATTTTATCGTTTTTTTCTTTTTCTTCAATACTTATCTCACATTCTCTTTCTAAAAGTATAACATCTCCTTGGCAAACATATTTACTCGATAATGGATTTCTTCCTAAAATATCACACATACGAGACGGATCTCTATCAATAGTAACAGGCTTCCAACCTCTTACTAACGCATTATCTAATGCGCTGTCATGCTGACCTCTAAGGCTAGTTCTTTCCCAATAATAATCAAAATCTTCTTTTTTAATATGCTCAGGCACATCGGTTGGACTAGTATAATCCATTTTATACGGCTTTGACGTTCTTCCTAATTCTGTTTCAATTGATCTTTTTTCCAAAGCTCTTGATCCTCTTTCATTTCCCATAATTACCTTCTATTTTTAGATTCTTTTATATCTTCAATCTTATATTTCAGATATTCTTTTTCAGTTATACCAAGATTCTTAGCATAATTCTTATCAAAATCAGTTAATGTTACCTTAATTGTACCGCTTGAACCATTGGAAAAGCTATTACGAACTCCACCAACATTAGAAGTTGTATAACCATCTTTAGGTTTAGCTATTTTAACACTATCTACAAATTCTTCAAGAACGTCAAGATAAGGTTGACTTAAAATCTCATCTTCCCTACCTTCTTTTCGTAATTCTCTGTCAAATTTATTTATAAACGCACCTAATTCTTTTTGGATTTTAGGATTAAAACTACCTGAATCTGGCACTAACTCTGGGTGTTCGTCTAACCACTCTTGAGCGTTTGTTAATTTTATTTGCTCCTCATAATCTTCTGCTGGTATAGTAGGTTTCCCATCATCAGTATCATTTTCAGGTGGGGAATTCTTAGAAACATAACTTTCAAACTCATTAACTTTGTGTAAAAGTTTTTGATGTATCTCATCTGCTTCAAGTAATAGATCAGGATCATCACCAAGTAACGCTTGCTTCTTTAGACTTTTTGCTTTTTCTAAATCGTTATAAAGATCACGAGCATATAGTTTAGTATTACTATCAATTGTGCCATCAAGAGCGTTTTTTAACTGATAATTTTCTTGCTCTAATTTTTGACGATCAGCTAAAACGCTTTTACGTTTTTTCTTTTCTAAATAGTATTTTTCTCTGTAGAGATCTGCTTCATTGACAGATTCTTCCTCTTCAACACCTTCTTCTACATTCTCAGAATCATCTCCATCACTAAGTTCACCCACATCCTCTGAATCTTCCTCAACAGAATCCTCAACAGAATCTCCAGCGTACGGATCATCTTTAACAGTTTCTTCATTATTTTGCAATTCTTCTTGAATATTTTTCTCAATATCCCGCATAACTTCGTTTAGATCTTCTTCGGGATTTATTCCATAACTAGCGTTTTCCATCTATCTAACCTCTCTTGGATCTTTAACTACCATTAATGGGGCATCATCAGGTATTGAAAATACAGGTAATTTTTTATAGTTATATCTTATTCCAGCATGTCTTGGGAAAACTACCCAATCACCTGTTTTATACCAATGCCCCCAGTCTTTATACCAATCTGCGTTGAAACAACATTCACCCATCTTAGCAACATAACCTACAATTTCACTATATATATCTTTAGAATTATCCATTATGATCCCACCTTTTGTTTTTTGAGGTTTAATATATAATCTTATCAATATGTCTGTCGGTTTTATTATACAATCTTCAAATAACTCTAATTCTTTAACCATATCAAAGTTATTAAAATCTATTCCTATTTCATCGTTATTATACATAATTAATTACCTCTAGATAATTCTTTAACAAAATCTGACAATGAGTTTAATGTGTACCTAGCACCTAAATTATATTTATAGTCTTCTATATGGTAGATACTTCCGTTTATAAGTCTGTTTTCAACACTTTCTAAGTTAGCATTAATCATTTTCACTAATTCGTTTAAAATATATTCTGAATCTCGCATTATAACCTACTTTTTAATTTTTCTATTTCAATCCTTGCTTCAAGTAACGCTTTTTCTTTATCTGCTTTTAACCTCTCTTTAGTCTCTTCAAAATGTAATTGAGTTTTAAACACATCACCTTCTAATTTCATATCAGCAATTTCTTTTTGGATAACACTATGTTCACGTTTTTGATCAATATCAGCTTTTAATAGTGCATTAGGATTTAGCTCACTATCTTCATCATCTTGTTTATTTAAACCTAAACTTTCAACAGCATGAGCAGCCTTGATGGCTATCATATTTTGAACTTCTGGGTCATTAGGATCTATTTGATTCAAATCAATTCCCATTTCTTGTTGCATTTGTAACATAAACTTCATTGCAGCATGTTCTTGAATATGTGCCTTAGCTTGCTCAGTATCAACAGCAGAATGTACAACAATATGTGCATCATGATTTTGATCTAACCCTGCTTTAACAGGTTTATTCTGCATCATATTCATATTCTCAGTAATAGGATCACTTGGCTGTACTTCATCTTCTTTTACAATAAGACTTTCAATAACATCAGCACCTAAACCTTGAGCTTTGAATATCATTTTCAACACTTCAACAATGTTTACCTTATCTGGCATTTGCATTGCGGTTTGAAATATCGCCTCCGCTCTCATAATTCTTTGAATATTAGAATTTACAGAAGGATCTGATACGGGAATTAATTGGACTGAATCAATAAAATGTTCCCTAGTGATAATATAGTTTTCACCATTAATAAAAAACTCCTCTCTATCAACAACTTCTTTAAATACATCATCAAGCAATCTTAACTCTTCTGAAAAAGACACATGCAATGATTTTAATACAGATGATTGTATTTTGTTACTTTCTTCTAAGAATGCGATAGCTGTGCCAGTTGGTATATCTTCTTTACTATCCATCATGCCAAGTTCAGCAGTTGATAGTTGATCTTGCATTTGACCTATTACTTCTTGTCGTAATTGCATCAAAGCTTGTGATGGGCCGTTACTTGGTAATGGTGAAAACAAATCTTTAATATTCCCAGTGCCTTCAAGAAATTGCCATTGCCCAGCACCTAAAGTAATATCTGTTTTTTGCTGCTTACTTGTTCCTTTCTGAATAAACCCTGCTGGTAAATTTTGATAGGTCGCCGCATCTACTGTTTGCCTTAACATATTAGTAACTGCAATTGCATTTGTACCTGACATACGAGCTAAACCTAAGCCCCAAATATCAAAACCTGTAAAATATTGATATGCTACAAAATATTTTCTACGAGTATAAGTTTCATCTTCCTTTTTCCAGTTACGTTTAATTGAAAGTATCTCCTTGCTTTCTTTATCAATTGTAACAATATAAGGTCTTGGGATATCTTTTATCTCATCTGAATTATAGTTAGGCTCAAACGTTTCTAAGTTTAAATATATATGAGATTCGTAAACATCGTGTAATGTTCTTTGTGTATAATTACTAATGTTAATAATATTACTTGTATCTGGTTTAGAATCATAAGCATCATAAGTAGCACTACCACTATCATTACTATCTCCATCAACTTTCAAATAAGGTAGTTCAACATCTCTGTAAACATTACTTTTTTGATTTATTAAAATATCACGTGCTGATAGTTTTAAAATATGAGTTAACCTATCTGATTCAAGTATAGATGTACAATCAACATTGATTAAAAAGTTTTCAGGTAATATGAACCTTGATATAGGTTGTTTAAGAATATCGTCATAATAAACTTTTTTAATAACAGTGCCGTAAAACCCAACATAATATAAAGATTTTTCAAAATCCTTATAATACGCTGAATCTTTTACTGTTAAAAAATAGTTAAGCCATTGCGCCCTAGTATTAGCAATTTCATCAAGATCATCATTGGTTTGACCAACTATCTTATATGAACAAGGTCCGCTTTCAGGCAACATCTCACTTCTAGATGTTGCACAAAACCTAATTAAAGCTGTGCTAAGCGTTGTGTCAAAAGTCCTACAAGCTTGGGTAAAAGGACTTTCTGTTAGATCTTCTAGATTATGACCAAGGTATTTTTTAACTTTATTGTGAATATCAAGCCAAGGTTGTCTTGCTTCGATATCTTCTTCTATGCAATCTAGAATATAAGTTGATATTTTTGTTAACGTTTCATCCTTCATCTTCAAAGCTAAGTTGACATCAAACTTATCATCCCTAACTTGTTCTAATTCAGGTTTACCTATTTCATAAACAGTATCGCCATTTTCAAGATCTTCAACTTTGTTGATATCTTCATCACTTATATTATCGGGTATGACTTGACCATTAAGTTGGTTGTCAATGCTGTTGTCTTGTGATCTTAACTGTAAACGTTTATTATTTCTTTTCATTAGTAAAATCTAACTGTTTCTTTAAATTCATCAACTGGATCTCTATAATCTTTAGGGTGAGATATCCTACTACCATCTCTAAGTACTATCAATGCTTGAGTCATCGTATCGACATAATCCCGTGAGCTAACATTTGGGAAATAACTTATACTTGTTACAAACTCATCAGCAAAGTCAGCCATTTTGTTTGTGTTATTCTTTTGACAAGGCATCCAAACTATACCGCTTTCTATTAACGAGGTAATCAACCTAACACGCTGTATCTTATCGCCATGTTTGTTAGGTATAAAAGGTTGTGCATATATTCCACCACGTCTTAGATCTTGTATTAATGGATCACCAGAAGCCTTGGCTTCAATTACAATTAAGTCAGGAACATATCGTGTAGAATTAGGTGCAACGTTACTTGCTGTATCTCTATAGTTATTTGCAAGTCGTTTAACTCTATCCCTAAGTTCTGGATATTCTAGCTTATCACGCCAGCTTGAAAGTAATATCACATTTTCGTTATCATACCTATCCCTAAATACTCCCCACGTTGTACACGCTGAATAATTAGACTCATCATGAGCCGTAAGTGCAGTATCCCAAGATTGTATTACAAAATCTAAATCGGGAAGTTCTTCATATGAATATAATTTAAACCAATGTTTCTTAAGCATTCCACCTTCAAGTGGAGCGGGTCTTTGCTGATACTGCGCAGCATAACCAGAGGTACCCATCTCTCTCTTTAATTGCCTTACTATCTCAGGCGTATCACGACAACTTAACAATTCGCCTTCAACTGTTCGCTTATCATTGAAATTAGATTTTAAACCACTTTCATATTCCATGGGTAATATGTACTTAGTCCACAAATTATCTACATCATTCTTAATTATATTGCCCGATATGTCATTTTCACTTTGCGAACGCTGTTGTACTATAATACGTATTGCAGTTCGTGCATCATTAACACGATTGTACATTTTCTGCGACCACCAAATATTAACTTTCTCGGTTGTTACTTCTGATTCACCACTTGGATCATTTGGATCATCAATAATTAATATATCACCACCTTTTCCGGTAGGAAATGCACCAGCACTTGTTGATATTCTATAACCAGTCTTATTATTAGCAAAATAACTCTTACTGTTTTGATCTCTACGTAACTTAAACTTACCTCCCCAATTATCCTGAAACCAAGTGCTTTCAATAAGCAATTTACTTGTATCAGCAATCTTTAGAGCAAGTGAATTAGTATACGATGCACAATAAAACTTTTCTTCTGGATTATGAAGCCAAACCCATACTGGAAATGCTATAGATATTAAATTGGTTTTTCCTTTTCGAGGGGGAAGATTAATTAATAAATTCTTAATCCTTCTATGATAACAATCTTCTAATGCGTTTGATATTTCTTTTAAATACCATTCATCAACGAACTCGGTGTGTCCTTCAATGACGTGCCATGATTGTTTAAAGAACTCGTATAAGCTAGCTTCGGCAATATCTTTATCTGAATATAACATTAGTTATCCATTTTAATTAAGTGTCAATAGCGCTACTCTAAATAAGCAAATGGATAAAAAGCATTTAGAGTAGCACTATTGACACTATCTTAATATTATTCTGCTAGTATAAATTTGTCAAGAAATATATGAGAATCGTTAAGTTCTAGATATCCTTGTGTATTCGTACGAAAATTATAATCTTTACCATCTAAACTAACAGTAAACCCATAGCTGAGTTGGCCGTATTGTGAATATACTGGGTCTAGTGCTTTGACAACAACCGATGTTATCCCAACTACTGGTGTAGGATCTGGGATTGGATCATCTCTTAACACTTTATTAATTTTTTTATCTTTGGTCATTTATTTGTCTCTTTTTTCCATTGTTCAAAAGCTTCACGATCATTTTTAAACTCTGTATAAAGCTTAACTTCTTTATCATAAGCTGCTTTTTCTTCAGGAGTTTTTACAATCTCTTCTTCAATTTGTGCCTCGGGAACGGCCTCACTCCAACGCCCTTGCGTCTTTAGAAAAAATATTATACAACCAGTATCGCCTTTAGTGGTTAAACCAAGTGCTTTTTTCTTTAAATGGTCGTAAAAAGTTTCAATTTCTCTTGCTTTTCCTTTTTTATACGAGACATCTACTTCTATTTGACGTTTTCTAATAAGTTTAAACGTCGTCTTACCTATACCAAAATATTCAGCTATTTGGTCTAATGTATGAGAGGCTGCTAATTTTTCAACTTTTTTAATATCTTCCGCATCGAAAATAATCTTTTCAGTATTATAACCTACTCCTGAAACAGTCTCCTTATGCATTTACCTTAATCCCTTATTCAATATTTTTACTTCTAAGATTAAACCTAAACTTCACCATCAGCTAGAACATGAAACAAAGTTTAATCTTGCAAGAAACTGCGCAAACAATTCACACAGCTTCACGTATAATAATTAATTCTTTGCTAGCTGTCAACAATAAAAATAATTCTTAAATAAAACTCATTTTAAACAACTCTACAGTCTTAAAACTATTTTAATGTATGGATTCCCTATCAAACATCTAACTTGCTTCTATAAACACCCTTAAAACGTCTTATTTCAATAACTATTTGCATCAAACATCCCCCTAATTATTTTCTCTCTTCTCGCTTTGCGTTGTACCAAGATCTTTTTGTGTGGGAGCAGACATGCCTTTAATAAAACCTAATAAACATAAAGGGTTAAAGGTAATTTAATCAATAAAAGGCATGTTAAAAATAAAAGGCATGTCAAAAGGCATGTACCCCAATCCCTTATAAATCCTACTATTCAACTATATTATATTACTTATATTACTATATTATATATAAAATAATATAGTAGAATAGTATATAAATAGGGGTATAGTGTTTTTATATATAGTAACAAT